TCCGCGCCAATCAAGGTGCGATATTCGCGCTGGCGCACAATTCCGCGATCGCCCGTCGTATAAGTTGCGTACCCCATTATTCACCGCCTTTCATTGACAGAAGTTCCTCCAGTTTTTCGGCAAGTTCCGCCGTGTTGCGCTCAATCTCGGAGAGGTGGCGTTCGGCGTTCTGCTTCTCTTCACGCGCCAGCGCGACACGGCGCACCGCTTCGTCGTCGACTGACAGATTTTCGGCTTCGCGCCAGTCGCGGTGGCGGCTTTTCAGTTTTTCAAAGTCCTTCTCAAACTGTTTGAGGGCTGCGGCGTTCGCCTTCTCTTCGGCCATTTGCGCGGCCATTGAGTCCTTGTCACGATACCAGCCCCACGCCTGTTGCAGTTTCGCGTCGGCCGCAGCGACGTTGTTGCGCATCTCAGCTTCGGCTTCGCGTTCGGCGTTGAGGAGGTTCTGATGGTTGCGGATCTTGTCGGCATACTCCTTCTGCAGTTGGCGTTCGCGCCGTGCCGCTTCCTGTGCGTCAAGCCGGGCGCGTTCGGCGGCGGCCTTTTCGGCGGCCTTCTTTTCCTCTTTGGCTTTCTTCTCGGCGGCGGCCTTCGCGTCGGCTTCGTCCTTCTTCTTCTGCGCGTCGGCGAGGTTCTTCTTTATTCGCTCTTCCTCTTCGGCTTCGCGCTTCGCCTTTTCAGCTGCGGCCCGTTCTTCCTTCTCGCGCTTCTCACGGCGGACACGTTCGCGGATTTCCTCTTCCTTCTTCGCTTCATGCTCCTCGTCGCTCTTGTTGTCGTCGGCCGCCCATTTGTACGCGGAACCCAGCAAGCCGTTCTCGGCCGCCTTGCCCAGCCAGTGGCCCTTGGCGACATTCTTGGCGAAGACTTCGCCGCCTTCACGGTTCGCTGCGGCAAGCGCATCAAGAACACCCTCGCCGTTTGCGATTCCGGCGGCGGCACGCGTGACTGCGTACCCGGCACTCTGAATCGTTCCCTTGCCGATGGCCCAAACGTCGGAAAGGCCGGACTTTTCCCATACCCACTTCAACGCCTTGCCGACGGCCGACGCTCCTTCCTTGACGATGTTGAAGGCTTCGATGGTCTTGTTCGCCCAAACCTCGATGGATCCGTTTTCTTCCAATTCCTTCGCCGCGTCATGGACTGCGGAAAGGCCGCCTTTTGCTTCATCCATGAGCGCATTTCCGAACGCGCGGACGATGTTGTCCCAACGGCTCTGAATTGCACCGATAAGGCCGTCTCCCGTCTTTTCGGTTTCGGCCATTGCGCCCTTGTAGCGGCTGAGTTGCTTTTCGACTTCCGCCCAAAGTTGCGCATTTGACGCTCCCGCGTCTTGCAAGTCTTGAAGTTTCTGCGCGACTTCCGGCGTAATAACGCCCATGTTGCGCAACTGCATCACGGCGCGTGACAACGGCTGGCCGTCTCGAATGAAGGCATACATTCGGCCGACGGCCTGGCCGAGTTCCTCTATCGAATAACCGGTGGCCGCCGCCGTGTCGCCGATGAGTTCCAGCGACTTCTTGTAGCCCAACGCGCCGTCAGTCATTCGCATGAGCGCACGGGAAGCCTTGGCGAAATCGTCAAGGCCGAAGGGTGGCGTGTCGCCCAATTCTTTCAAGTCTTGCATGTGTCGCTTGGCTTCGTCGATGTCGCCGATGAGCGACTTAAACTGCGTGGTCTGCGTCTCGAACTTGAACGCCGATTTAAGCCCGGAACTTGCAAGCTGCCATGCCTTGCGGATTGCGGCGCAACCAATATCCCATGCCGCCTTGATGTCCGCCCAATGGATGCGGTTCGATTTCGCCGCGTCGCCCATAGACTTCTGCAACGCCTGTGCCATTGAGCCGACTTGGGCTTTCGTCGCTTCGATTCCGGCGGCGTTAAGCGCAGAAGTGATGCTGATTCTTATCTGCTTGTTTGCCATTGTGTACTCCTTCAACATTCGCCAGACGGTAAAAAGAAAAGCCGCGCCCGGAAACTCAAACGGACGCGGCAAAAGGAAGGAAGGGAACGCAACGCAAACTCAAGCGGGCGGGTCTTGCGCCTTCTTCTCATTCCGCAGACGTTCGGCGATCGTGTGAAGGGTCGCCAGATAGTCGGCATGCGCCTTCGTGCTGGACTTGGTGAGTTTCATCCCGGCTTCGACATGCGCCTCGTACAGATAGCCGCGCAAGCGCGACGGCGTTTGACACATGAGCTCGTCGTAAGTGAACCCGGTCACGGCGGCCGCCTTCGACAAGCGCACCTCAAGTTCCCGGTAGTTGGCGCGTTCGCGGTCGTCCGGGGTCATGGCGGCTTCTTGCTTCTTGGCGAGTGCGGTCTTCTCCGGGCGCACGTTGTCGCCTACCGAAACGTAGTACACCGCGTTGTCGACCTCTTCCTTCGTGGCGGTGCATGAGCCGATGAACACGCCGAGGGCGCATTGTATCTCTTCGGGGTCTTTGAGGTCGCGCAGATAGCCACGGTCGCGACCATGTGCGCAAGCGAACGCGAAAAGCCAGTCCTCGGTGGCGGTGTCGTCGGCGTACTGCTTGGCGTAGTAGTACCAGAAGAACGAGGCCATTGTCGGCTCGTAGAAAACAATACCCCCCGCGTGTGCATGGCGGGGGAAATTGTACGCGGTGGTCTCCGGGCCGTCGGTAATGACTGCGGCCAGCGCGTGAAGCCTTATGATGTCCTCGTCCGTCGGCTTCAAGCCTTCGGCGCGAAGATCGTCGAGGTCTTCCTTGGCAAGCTGCGAGAACATTACGCCGCTTCCGTGCCGATGAGGTACTTGGTGGCGGTGGCGGCTCTGGTGATGTACGCCGCGTCGCCGTCGGATTCGGACGGAGCCGTGGTGACGGTAAAACCGCCGTCCTGTGAAGCCGTGATTGCGCCCGTGCCGTCGCCGTCGGTCATGGTCGCCTGTACCTCGATGCGCCCGTGGCCAGCGTCGGACGAAACAGGCGCACCGGCGACGGTCTGGACGTGCGGGTCGACCGCGATGGTCGTGTTAATCTGCGTGAACTTGTCGGACGCGGTAAACGCCCCGACCACGTCTTGAGCCTTGGAACGCGGCGTGAGGTCGATGTTCACGGGATACGTGCGCAAGGACTTCGCCCCCGCTTCGACTTCGACACCGGAGATGGTGACAGTCGGCGGCGTTCCGGCTTGCGTGTTGACGGCGACAGTCGTCGGCATGATGTACTTCTCGCCGTGCTTGAACACCGCGCCGAGCGCGATAAGCACATCCGCCTTCTTGATTTCGCCTGTCACCGCGTATTCGACGGACGGGGCGATAACGTCGCCGTAAACGTCGTGCGCGACGGTGTCGCCGTAAGAGTTGGGACACTCCGCGACGGAAGACGTGCGGCCGTCCTGTGAGGACTTCGCGGTCAATCCGGGAAGGTCTCCCCAAAAATTGACGGGTGCGCTGAATCCTTTGTTTGCCATGTTGTTTTTCCCTTTCTGTTAAGCGCGGCCCGTAATGGTTGCCGCAAAAGTGACAGTCCACGACCCGCCGTTTTCGTCCTCTTGGAAGTCCGGCGGGTCGCCTTCGGACAACTGGAAGCCGTCGGCGGCAAAACCGTCGCCGCAAATCTCCGCGCAGTTGTCACCCCTTGCCAAACGGTCAAACACCGCCCATATCGCGTTGTAGTTCCGCTTGAACAGAACGCCGCCCTTGTCGTCGTCGATGGAACAAGTGAGGATGGCCGAAACGCCGAACGTGTAAATCGGTAGCGGCTCGGCATGTTGCCCTGTGATATGGACGTTGATGGCGATGCCGCTTGACGGCGTTTCGTGCCGTTCTCCGGACATGGCTTCCAGCAAGAGGGAGTAAACCGGAACGGAAGCACCGGCGGCTTCGATCGCGTCGCGGAGTTTTCGGGTGATGAGTTCGGCGGGGGTCATGCGAGTTCCTTTCGTGCCTTGGCGATCCCTTTGTCAATCTGGCCGTCAATGTAGCGCGTAGCCGCGGACATTGCGTCGGACAGGGCGGTCGGTGGTAGTGCTTCGGTGATGTAGTCCAACTTGTTCACAATCAGCACCTCGATGCGTGGATTCGTGCCGGAAACATACTCGCGCAGATAGCCGTCGGTCATTCGCGCGTCTATCTTGGTTTTCGGATTGCCGCCGGTCTGTTCGGCGCGATTGAAAAGCGACTTCATGAACCAGCCCCACGAGTGCTTGGCAAGTCCCCAGCGCGTGATGGCGCCGTGCCGTCTGCGCGCGTCTGCGCGTGTGTCCGCCGGTTTGACATACGCCCATTTGTCGGCACCGCCGCGCCGGACGATCTTCCAACGGCGTTGGGGCTTCTGGTTCTTGCCCTTGGGGGTGATGTACTTCGGGCCGGGGCCGTCGTACTTGGTCACGGATTGCAGCGGCACGACCTTCTTGGCCTTGGCCGTTCGGGCGCGTAGGCCGCGAACGAGCGCGATTGTGCCGCGCCGGATGGCGACGGCTTGCGAGTTGCCTAACTCTTCGCGGTAGCGGTTGCAAGCGCGGGTGAAGCCTTGGATGGTAGCGGTCGGCAAGTCTGCCGAAATCTCAAACACGGCCGCCATGTCGTCACCCCTTGGTGCGGCATTTGAGAACATACCAGCCGCCGTGCCGCGATACGGTGGAAACCTTCAAGGTGACAGGGTGACAGTCGGGGGCGACTTCGATTGTGTCGGACACTTCCGGGGCGGTGACTTCGGGCCAGTCTTCCGCGCGGAGCGCGACAAGGTAAACGACGGCGTAAGACGGCGCAAGTGCGTCGGCGAACGTGTCGGCAGTTCCGGATTCAAGAACCAGAACGGAAAGAGGATGCTGAAAAGAGCGAACCGCGCCGTCTTCGCGCCGCTTGCCGCGATAGGTTGCGCTATTGCTCCCAAACGTGTCGGACATGCCGACGGTGTAGGTTGCGCCGATGGGGTCGGTTTTAAGGGACACTACGACGCGAAGGGAACCGTCCAACTCGACGGCCGCGCCCTTGTCCAGTTCGGGGAAGTCGGCCGCCGTCGCAACATACCGCGCAACCTCGGCCGGGCCAACTTCTGAAACGGCCTCCGCGAAGTCACGCGCCGACGACTGCACGACCTTGCCGCTTGCCGTGCCGTGGCGCATGGTGTGCGCGGCTTCCGGCATGGTGGCGGCGATTGAGCCGATTACGTGGGCGATGTCTTCGCGGATTCCCATTTGCGTTTCGCTTTCATGATTCCCCCGGCGGCGAAGGACGATCAACACCGCCGGGGGCGCAAGGTTAGGCGTGGACGCCCGTCGCAAGGCCGAAGGATTCCGACCTCTTGATGAGAATGTCGGAGTCCTGCAACGCCACAAGGCGGAGGCCGCCGTTCGTGGAGTTCGCGTAGGGATCGACGATGATGTCCGTGCCGCTCCAAAGGCAGACCGTCAGCTGCGTGAAATCGCCAAAAAGGAGCTTCTTGGCGGGCATGAGGTTCGCCTCGACGAAATCGCGCCCGATCAGCTTGTTGGTCGCCGTGTCAAGCAGACGGGTAGAACCGCCGATTGCGCCGACATTCTTCGCGTCGGACGCCGCGCCGTCGGTCAGTACCTCGTAGTCGCGGGTCTTCGCCAGTTTCGCCCAAACGCCCGCATCACCCACAAACTTCATGCTCGGCTTGTAGGAGTTCGCAATCTTGGCGGCGGCGATAATGTCGACGATCTTGTCGAACGTCGGCGCATTACCCCACGCCGTACCAGTAAGCGCGGTGCAAAGGCCTCTCGGCTGGCCGTCCGCTCCAGTACCCTGAAACGCGGCGGTTTCCAAACCGTTCGCGCAAGCGTACATGAGCCACTGCAAAATCTTGGCCTGTACGTCGAACGACGACTGAAGGAGCAGCTTGCGCGTAATGTCGACATACGCGCCGTAGGTGTGCGGCGTGGCCGTGATCTGCCCAAAGGTCGGGTTCTTCTTGGGGGCGTTTTGGCCCTCAGTCACCCAACCGCCGGAAATGCTGCCGCCCTTGGGGATGGCGACGTTTCCGACAAGCCCGGTAAGCACTTCCGCGCCCAACTGTTCGCGAAGGACAAGCGCGACGACAAGAGCCTCGATGAACTGTCCGGCAAGGAGCAGCGTCTCGATCACGTTCTTGCCCGCGCCGCCGATCCCGGTAATGCCGCCCGCGCTGGAGTCGGTGTTGTAAGCCGGGGTGCCCAGCGTCAGTCCGCCGTCGTTGGCGTTCGCCGCCGCGCGGTTGCCGATGAAATCGGGAAGGAGGATACCCTGCACGGCGCGACCCGTCTGCTTCGCCAGTTCGTCGGAAACCTCGCGCTCGAAACCGATGTCGATGCTCGAATACTTCGACTCGGCGACCTCTGCGTAGTAGCGCAGCACCTTGGCGAAGTCGTACTTCTGGCGAATCTTCGTCTTGTCGCCCTCGTCGATCACGGCGCGGGCCTCGTCTGCGGGCTTCGCGGGCTTCTTCGCCAGTTCCGCAAGATACTTCTCGCGGCGGTTCAGGAGTTCCTCGCGGATTTCCTCGAAGGAACGCTCCGAGGTGAGTATGTCCGCGACTTCCTCGCCGCTGACGTGTGCGGCGGAGGCAAGTTCGCGGATTTTCTGACGCTGTTCAGGTGTCAGTTTCATCGTTGTTTGCCTTTCTCCAACGGCGGGAGCCGTGGTTGTTGCTGTTTTAGGGTGGCCCGCCTCGGCGGTTTTGCCGTCGTTGCGGTTCTCGGTGGTATTGGCATTGCGGCCAACGCCGATATTGGTGTCTGCGGGGACGTTCACAAACGACGCCTCGTATGGCGTCCAGTTCGTGACGCGGAAAATCGGAAGCCCCGTCTTCGCGTCCACGCCGTCGCGCTTGTACTCGTTCACGATGTAGCCGACGGACATATTGCGCTTTATGCCGTCAAGGGCGTCGGCCTCAATGTCCCGCGCTTTTTGGGAGTGGCCGAAACGGATCGTGCCGACGATCTTGCCGTCCTTGACTTCCGGCTTGTCCATGATCCCGATCTGTTCGCCGTAGTGGGTGTCCTGAATGACAAGCCCGTCACGCATCCGGGTGTCGTCGATCTCCCCCGGCTTGTGGCCGAGCACTTCTAACGCTTTCACCCATTCGCCGCTTTCGGGGTCTGCCATGTGGCGGATGTATGGCGTCTCGGACGAAATCGAGCAACGCACGACGCGCTCGGTCTTCTTATCCTTGCCCTCGCCAACTTCCCGCGTCTCGACGATCCACTCGGCGGCGCGGTACTTGCGCTTGTCGTCCTTCGGCTCGTCGGCGCGGACGCGCCTGTCAATCATTCTTTTCTTCATCGTTCTCCTTTCCCGTCTTCGGGGTATTCTCTACCTTTAGCGGATCGGTCAAAATCCCGGCGGCCTCTTTCTTCTTCTTCAGCCGCTTCTGCTCGGCGAGGTTCTCTTCGTAGTCCGTGCCGTAGTCTGCGGCGATCTGGGTGTCCGTCTTCCAGCCGTGGGCAACTGCGACGGCTGCGGCGTTTACGTCCTTCATCGGATCGACCCACTCCCACGTCCGCCCGCGAAACTCATGCTCGACAAGTCGGGCGTAGTCGCTCGGCAAGTACGGCGACGAGGCGCGGTATTTCAGGAACGACGCAAGCCACGCCCGGAAGACGGGGGCAACCAGTTGTTCGATCATCTGGGCTTGTAGCGTCCGCCAATGATCGCGCTCGGCAAGCGTCCCGGCGCGGACGGACGAAAACGAAACGCCCGCCCAATCGTTAGCAAAACAGGCGTACTCAAGGCTGAGGCCGCTTGCCACGTCCCGAAGCATGGAGTTCTTGAAGTTGGTCAGTTCGCGGTTCGGGTGCGTCGGCGTGACCGTCTTGTAGTCCCATCCCTGTTCGAGCATGATCTTCGTGCCGGGTTCGCTCGGCATGGTGAGCGCGGCGGATTGGTCGTCATCGTACTCGCCGATTTCGCCGCCCTGTCCGGCGGGCGCGGTATAGACGCCCGTCGTGTTGGCTTCGTCGCGGGCGGCGACAAGTTCGGCGACGTTGTACTCGTCGAGCATCTTCAACTTCTTCAGCACGGCATGGCCGAGCGGTATTCCCCGCGTCTGCGTTTCGTCGTGCTGCGTGTAAAGGTGGAGAACGTTTGCGGCGGGTATGCGCACAACAGGCTTGCCGCCGATAAACGCCGCCGCCGGGTCTTCGCGCTCGGCGCGGAAATAGTAGGCGACGGGGCGCAACGTCCGGCGGTCAACCTCGACGCCGTTGCGGATCGCGGTCGCCGTGCCGTTGAGGTTCATCGTCTCGTCTATCGCGTCCGGGCGGATCACGCGCAACGAAAAGCCGTAGTCATTCTGGGCGGCGCGGTCGATCAGAACAAACGCCTCGCCGTCCCGCGCCCAATTCGACGCGCACAATCGGCAAATGGCCGCGAACGACTTGCGGCCCGTCACGTCGGCCCGTTCGGGGTCGGTCGTCCACTTCCACCAATGGTAGGACAGGAACGCCGCCGCTTTCGCGTCCACTTTCTCGACGTTCGTCTCGCGGCCCGGCAAGGGCTTAAACTTGAAACCGTCCCCGACGACGTTCGCGACGAAAAGGTCAAGCCAACGGAGGTAGTGTTCGGAGTTCTTCTCCATGTCCCGCGATCTGTTGCGGATAATCGCAAGCGCGGCGGCGATCTCCGTATTTGAAAAACCGCCGTCCCATTTCCACGGGGCCAGAATGCGCGAAACCTCCGCCGCGCTGAATGAGCGGACGAGCCGTCCGTTGTGCGCGGGCTGTTCCGGCTTCGGCTTCGCGCGTTTGAAGATATTGAAAATCACACGAACCTCACTTTCATGAATTTCGGCCCGTTGGTTTTGGGCTGCCCAGTCTCGTCCTCTTCGGCGCGTCTGCGCCAGTAGGCAAGAATTGAAAGAAGGTCGGCGTAGTCCTTGTAGGTGATCGAAAGGTCACCGACGGTTATGCTTTTGTTCGGGTTGTTGCCGTAGTTCTGGAGGGCCGTCTCGACGGCGGCGACAACGGCGCGGTATTTGGAAACAAGCGGGCGAACGTAAACCGCGCCGGACGCAATCGCCTCCGTCCCGCTTGCCGTGGTCGCGTACACGATCCATCGCGTCGCGCCTGAAAAGCCCGCAAGCGTCTCGGCGGTCACGGTCGCCGTCCATGTGCCGTCGCCGTTATCGGTCGCGGCGACTTCGGCGTTCTTCACGCCGTCCGCCAGTTTGACGACAACGGCGGTCGCGCCGTCCGGGGCCGTCCATGTCCCCGTCAGCGTTTCGCCGTCGAACACGGCGCGGTCTGTGAATTGTCTTGCCATTGGTGAAGGTTCCTTTCCTCACCATTAGCGCGGCGGTCAAAATCCCGGCGGCGTTTCGGGCGTTCCTCGCGGTTGCGGTATTCGTCGGGCAAAATGTCGCGGGTGTCGTAGTCCATGTTGCGTTCCTTTCGGATCAGTAAAGCCGCCCGCCGATTGCGATGCGGTGTTTCTTCTTTGGCGTAAGCTGCGGCGGCGTTCCCGTTTCGGGCTTTTCCGTTCCCGCTTCCGGCGGCGGCGTTCCTGTTTCGGCTTGCGGCGTTCCCGCGCCGACGATCTTGCCGCCGATTGCGAGGCGCGTCTTTTTCTTTGGCATGGTTTCTCCTTCCCCTGTCAAACCTTCCGCGCCAGCAAGCGCGTAGCACATGGCAAGGCAGTCGCCGAAGTCGTGCGGGTTCTTCGTCTGCCACTTGTAGGCGTACCGCTCCTTGCCGTCGCCCGTCGATTTCACCTTGGTCTTCGCCTTGAGTTTCTCGTTCGCCACTTGGACGGCGAAACGGTAGTGGTTGGCGTTGCCGTCGAAGAGGGAAAGCCCGCCGTCCGCGCCCGGCTCCGCTCCCCACGCCCTGTGCATCTTCTCCTTGTACTCGTCGGCGTTCCACGCAAGCCAACGCCGCCCCTGCGGATCGCGGCACAAAATGGTCGCGTTCTTCTCGCTGCGGATTCGGCTGCGGACGTTCGGGTTCCAGTTCTGCCCGGCGCGGCCCAACATGGCGACGGCCTCGATCCCAAACTCGGCGGCGACGGTCGGCGCGAACGCGGTCACGGTGCTGAATTGCCGCCCGCCCGCGTCTATGCCCCACTTGTCGATGTGGATTCCCTGCGCCACGATCTCGCGGGCGTGTGCTTTCAGGGCGGCGAAGAGCCGGGCGTTAAACTCGGTGTCGTTCAAGTTCTCCGGGATTCGTATGCGGGTGACGTGGTAGGACGTGACAAGCGCGGTCAGCCGTATGTCGAAGGTCGTGATCGCCGTGGTTATCGCGTAGCCGGGGTTGATGTCCGTTGCGGCGGCGGTGAAGACGGTCGCGGGCGGTATGGTCTTCGGCGGAACGCCGCGCCGGACGCGGGAGAGAATGTGCCGCGCCGACAGCTCGAACGCGAACGCATTGCGCGGCGGCTGCATCTGGTATTCGCTCATGAACGTCGCCTCGCCGTCGCGGAGTAAGATGTTCATGGCGTGTTGGATTCCCGAAATCTCGGTGGCCGGGTCGAAGTTTCGCGGATTCAGGACGGACGCGCCCGCGTCCATTTCCTTGCGGTGTTTCCTGTAGAAGCGATTGGCCGCAATGTGCGGCAAGCGGTCGGCGGCTTTCTCGGCGTTGAATATGTCCCAATACTCGGCCCAATAGTCGCGAACGCCCTTACGCTCGTCGGCGGTCGCCTCCGGGTTGTGGCACGTCGGCCAGGCCGTCACCATCTTGTAGGTCTTCGTCTTCCATCCGGGGTCGGCGGCGAACGTCTCGGAAAGGTCGTCGGCCTCAATCGGCGTCGAGGTCATTATGGCCGCTATCTTCTTGCGGTGCCCGGCAAGCCCCATGAAGGTCTTTTTGATCTTCGCTGCCATTTTGCCGACCTGTCCTTCGCTCTGCGCCTTGTCGTCGTTCTGCAAGTCATCGAAAATCAGGAAGTCCGGGCGGAGTATGCCCTTTGCCTTGCCTCGCGCCCCGGCATTAAAGCCAACGGCGTCAAGTATCACGCCGGACGACGGGAAAGGTTGCCCCGTGCGTGGGTCTGCGACGGACGGAAACACGATGCGGTCGGCGGCCTTGCGCGGGTTCGTCGGCTTGCCGTGGTACTTCTGGGTTTTTGCCCGCTGGTATGCCCCGGCCAGTTTCAGGAATGGCAGGGCGATTTCGGGGAAGTCCTGAATGAACGCGGGGCCGGACGTGACGGCGGCGAAAATGTCCTCGATGATGTTTGAGGCGTTGCCGTCGTTCGCGCCGACCACCACTTCGTAGCGTCTGCGCCCGGTCGCGGCAACCCACAACGCCGCGCCCTTAGTATAGGCGGTCTTGCCGTGGCCTCTGGCGACGCGGATGTGGTAGGGGATCGAAGCGTCGCCGATTGCCTGTTCCATGTCGCGGACAATCGGCTGCATGGACGGCGGCGGCGGGATTTCCAGAAACGCGCCCGCGCCGGGGTCGTCGTTCGTGCAATAGGCGCGGAGAAAATACAGGAAGTCGCGCTCGGCCTTGCGGCGGCGTTTCCAGTCGATCCCGGCAAGCGCGGCGTCAAGGTCGGCGCCGATGTCCTGATACTTCGCAACATGGTCGGCGGCACGTTCCGCGCCAGTTTTCGCGTCTGCGGTCGTGTAGGTGATCTCAAAGTCTGCCTCGGTAGGTTTCAGCCGTTCATTTATCCCCAAAACAAGGCAAACAACCTCGGTCGCGCCGTGTTCTGTCAAAAACCGCCTATAAAATCCCAACGTCCGCCCGGTGGTAGCAACGTCGTCCACGAAAAGGACGCGCTGCCCGCCTATGTCGCGGCGAAGTTCAATGGTCGCCGCCTCGCCGTCGAAGTCTATCTCGGCTTTGTGGCTGTACTTGCGGCTCTTTACTTCCGCCGTCCGCACAAGGTCGCTGCCGAGTAGTTTCTGGAGCTGCGTCTCGGCTTGCGTGTGGCCGGGACAAGCCAAAATCACGTCGCAACCGAAATGAGCGGCAACGCCGCGGATCTTGGCGCCGAAAAGTCCGGCGTTTCGCCCCTGTTTCTTGAATCTGTACACCAATTCGGTGTCCCGCGCCTGTTGGTAATGGCCGGAAGCGCGTGAGCCAAACAAGGAAACATAGCGGAAAAACCCATAAAAGCCACTATGTTCTAATAATCTGCACTTGTTTTCCATTTTTTTGCGCTTCTCGTATCGTGTACGCAGTTCCTCGGCTCTTGCCGTCCCAAAAAGCAACTAAGCGGTCGCAAGCTGCAACGATTTCCCGGTTGCGGATAAGTGGCGCACCGCATCCAAATCGCGCATAATCTGGCAAAAATTCAATCACGGCAAGCCCGCGCCGCCGCGCTTCCGTCGCCGCAAGGGTGTCCGCGCCTCGCGCTCCGCCCGAAACGATAACGTCCCCGGCTTGTGCTCCTATGGCGGTAAAATCAATTTTTTCGACCATGCGGCTTCCGATAACTGCTATTTTCATAGTTTGGTGGTTGTTTTCGTTAGGCGAAAAACGCGCGAGACCTCGGCCTGTGGGCGCAAGGCGTCGATTGCTGACAGTACCTTGGCGGGGTTGATTGCTGACACAATGGCACGTGCGCTTGATTTTTGCCCCTTGGCGGCGTTTCTCGGTCTCGGGGTGCGTACTTATACCCCCAAACGTCCTCGCGCTCACAGGGGTGTTTTTCGTGGTTTCACGGCATACACCGAAAACGGGCATGGCTTCACTCCTCGCCGAAGTCAAAAAACTCTTGGACGTGCCGTGGTTCGTCTGGCTCTTCGCTTGCTTGCCGTCCCCCGTGGCCCTTGTCCCACGTCTGGAAGATTGCCAGCATGGGCATTTTGCGGAGCATGCCCTCCCATATTGCCTTGGTGGTGGCGCGTCCGATGTTTGCGCCGATTTCGTCGACTGTCTGTTCCCACCTCTCTCGGTGCACCCTGTCGCCGTACTTGATGGAAGCCTTGAGGAACTTGGCGAAGTAATGCCGGAAAGACACGGGTGTGCCGTGCCGTCTGATATGCTGGAGCAGTAGCAGCTGAATGGGGTCAAGGTCGAAGAGGTCAAACAGGAACTGCCGCAGTTTGTCCTCGATGTCGCTGGGTAGGCCCGTCGCCTGTTCGCTTGCCGCCTGTGGCATGGCCGCTTGCAGTTCGCTCTTGTTGTGCGGCGTGTGTTGGATTCTGATGTCGTCTTGCGAGACGCGGTTGCACGTCTCGCAATGTTTGCCGATTCCACGGCGACAGTTGTGACAGGCGGTAATCATATATTTACATTCTCCCAGCCTTTGCTTTTGCGTCAAAAACTCCAATCGGCGACAAGTTTTGCGGAAAGGTCGGTTTTCGAGAAGTTCTTTTTCGTGCGAACGGCGACGTAGTGCCGGGCAAGGTCGGCAATCCACCGGGCAGCCGTAGTCGCGTCATTCAGGAAAAACACGGGGACGCCGTATGTAGCGAATACCGACAACGCAAAACCCCACAACGCGCCGTGGGCGTCAAGGCCACAATGGTGGTGGAAGTCCAGCACTTCGCTGGCGGTCGCCGTCACAATCACGGCGGCGCAGTCGTAGTGTCTCATGCGCTCAAGTTCGCGGTTGAACCGTTTTTTCGGCTTCTCGCTGTGCGCCTCGTACCCGCCCATCATGGTTCCGGCGAAGTCTTGGAGACTCTTGCGTTCGATTGCAAAGCAGTTCTCCCACCCCTTGATCGAATAATCGCCCGTGTGAAGCGTTCCCGATTCGACGGCGACGGATTCCGGCCAGTCGGTCAGCGGTGTCTGTTCGCGGGTGTCCTCGATGATGGTGAGGGCGGGCTTTTTGGCTTTCAGTTTACGCGGCATTTTTTCGTCCTTTCAGGCAACCTCCCAAAACCTCCCAAAAACTCCCAAAAGGGGGCTAACGGGGGTGGGGAAAAACTCCCAAAATACCTCACAAGGGCAAAAGCCCCCTATAAGGGGGGCTTTTCCCTTGGGAGTTGGGAGTTTCTTTCCCCCTAATGTCCCAAATTTGGGAGGTTGTTTGGGAGGAAGGGTTTGGGAGGTTCTTTTCATGGGTCAAAAAAGCATCTCTTGTTCGGGGTTCAAATCGGCGATTTCGGCGGCGGCGTCCGGGGCATCGGCGGCGACGAAATACGCGCCGCGTCCGCTTCCGATTTCGCGCAATCCAAAACGTGCTGGATCGGCGGCGATTAGGTTGTAAGCGGCCTCGTTCGTGGAACGGCTGCAGCCCGTCTTGGTCTTCGTCAACTTTGAAACCCAGTCGCGTTGTCCGCGTGAAGCGGACGCGGGGCGGGCTTCCGCCGTCCATGCCGTTCGGATCAGTTCGGCGATCACTTGGGCGCAACGCTCGATCGGGGGCGGCTGGTTCGGCTTGGCGGCGGTGTTGGTCGTCGCGCCTTTTTTCAGTTCGGCAAGCTGCGCGGCGTCCGGCTCCACCCAGAAAATCATGCCTTTGTCGGCGTACTCTGGTAGCCGGTTCGCGTAGCAGACCGTTTTCTTCGTCGTCGGCTTGCCGTCTGGATCGCGCCACGCCAGCTTGTCGCCGTGCTTGGCGGCGATAAGGTCGAAGACGCCGGGCAACTTTCCGCCGTTCCACGGGGTCAGCACAAGGGCGGAGCGGATGTAGTTCGTAAATTCGCCCGATCCGCTGCCGAGGTATGCCTTGAAAATGTCGCCTTGGTTCATGGCGTCGCGGTTCGGCTTGCCCGTGTGGTGAATGATGATGCAGCCGCATTTCGTGTCCTCGTTTTTGATTAGAGGGTCGATCCCGTGGCGCAAGAACGCGGTCATGGCTCCGCCGTCGTTCAAATCTCCACCAAAAAACGCAAAAAGCGGATTTATTATCAATAAATCAAAGTGGTGCTTTTCTTGTTTTCGCCGTAAGTGTTCGACGAAACGCGCCCCGGTCGATCCGTCAAGGGCGCAAAAGGTCACGCGGCTTTCGGCCTCCTGTATCTGCTCCGATGTCCAGCCCATATCGGCGGCAAGTCCGATGCGGATTCGGTCGCGGAAGTTCGCCACGTCGTATTCGTCGTCCTCGCTCTGGAAAATGCCGATTTTCAGCGGCTTCAACGGGCGGACGCCGAGGCACTCTTGCCCGCCCGCCCAAACTGTCGCCGCTTGCATGGAAAACGACGATTTACCAACGCCGCTCGTCGAAACGATGGCCCCGCAAGCCCCGCGCCGGAGCCAACGGTTCTGAAACAGGCAGTCGGGGTCGTCTTTGTCCGGGCCGGGCGTCTCGAACGTGTCAAGGGTGCGGTCGGATTCGGCAAGCCGTCGCCGATAATCGGCGACAATGGCGGCGAGGTGCGCTTCGATGTAGGGCGTCGCCAGTTCAGCAAGCGGCCGCCCGCCGATGTGCCCGTCGAAAAACGCCGTGTTGCCGGAACACGTCGAAGTTGTCCCGCGCTTCAGGATCTGAAAACATTTTTAGCGGGTCGAATTTCGCCGCCTTGACCGCTTTCTTCGCGGCCTTTGCCGTTTCCGGCGCAATCATGGACGCCAACACGATCAACTCGCGATCGTGCGCGGTCAGGTTCTTTTCGTCGCTCATGGCTAAAATATCTCCAATTCGCGCCGCGCAAGGTCGGCGTCAAGGTACAACAGGGTCTGCCGCTTGCCCTTGTCGGCGCGGAACGCCCCGGCGAGGCGCGTGTGTATGGCAGGGTTCATCGTCGGGGCAAGGTCTATCCGCTCCGCCGGATTGTCGGAAGACGCAAACAGGCGCACAAGAGCGTCCATTTCGCCGCGCCATTTGGCGTCGTCGTTCTCGTTCCGATCTTCTCGCAGGGTGCGTGTCGGCGGTAGGGTTTTCAGGCGGCGGTCGTGCGCTTCGTGGATTAGCAGCACGGCATGGATCGACTTGCCGCCGGAATAGCAAAGCGAGACGACGCGGCCAGGCTTCCGCCGGATCAGCGCGGCGAAAAGTGCGCACTGGTCGGCAAGCGGCATGGCGTCAAACTCCAACAGGGCGAACGGAAACGCGGCGACGGTCGCGGCGCAATCGAACGACGGGAGACCGTCTTTCGTCCGCCCCTCTTTTCCGGTCAGCGGATTCAGCGAAACGTGGGTCGGTATGTCGGCAAGCCCGGCGCGGATCGTGTCGGCAAGGGCGCAAGGCGTGACAATTCCGCCACGCTTTCCACGTGGAACATTCGCGCCGATTTCCCCCGCCCATATCTGCCAACGCCAGTCCGCGCCGAGCGCGTTCAAGTGCGCTGCCGCCTGTTCCGCCGGGGCGGTCGGGATCGCGGTCGGCGACATTTCGCGGAGGCTCTTGGAAGTCGCGCCGCGCCCCTCGATCACAAGCCGCGCAACCGTGCCGCGAATGTTCGGCGGCAAGGCGCGTCGTGCCGCTTCGCGCTTCTCGGCGGCGGTCGGCTCCTTCGGGGCTTTCCAGATTCGATCATACGCGGCGGTCGCGGCGGATCTGTTTTTCGCCGCCCAATCCTTCTCGCCGCCCAACTCGACGGTGCGGGCCGCGTGTTCGACGGCGCGTCGGACGGCGGACGGGTTCGGTCGCTTGTCGCCGGGCGCGTTCGCCATAATGTCGGCGTAGAGTTCTTCGGGCGGGATTCCGGCGCGGCGTCCGTACAGGGCGACGGCGGCGAGGTTCGCGTCCCGCGTT